TATAACATTATATAATTTTGTAACATCTTGAATTTTACCTAATTTTACTTTTTTAGGATTAATTATTTCTCTTAGTGCTTGTCTTATTTCTTCATTTGTAGGTTTATTGTCTGACATCTTTTGCATTTTATCTACAAAGTACCCTTCTATACTTAAACCTTTTAATTCACCTTCTTTTATCTTGTTCCATAAATCATCATTATCTATACGCATCTTAACAAACCAAGTGCCATTAGGTAAATCAAAACCATACATTTTTGACTTATCCATATCACCCTCTTTTATCCAGCTTTCAGTTGTTAATACACCTGACACTCTATCTTGGTGTTCATACGTTGCTTTATGGTGATTGTTATGCTTTAAATATAGTTCTGCTGCTTGTCTTACAGTATCTTTACTAAAATACACATAATACTCACTATCTGTTTGTGGATTGTATCTAAATATTTGTTTATTAGGGATAAGAGCAGGACTAACTAACATTCTTTTTTCTTCATCTACTTTTGCAAATGTTAGATTGTGTTTTTCTTTACCAAAATATACAAAGTTTTCTTCTATTGCAGGTGCTGATACTAAACTAATAGCATCTATTGCTAACATTTCGTTGTTTTCTTCTATAACTAATTCAACTATTTTTGTAGGTTTCTTTTTCATATTATTTTTTTATAAACTTAATAAACCACCTAATTTAGCTTTACCTCTTATTAAACTTTCAAAATCAGAAATAATTTTTTTAGATTTTTTATAAGCAGGTATATCATTTGCATTTAATCCTAAATCTTTAGCTTGGCTTTCTAAATCTCTATTGTATTTTTTTATTTGATCTACTCTTTCTTCTCCATTTGCAGCATCATTTTGTACTCTTGTTCTTAAACTTTTAAATATTTGTGCATCTCCTTGTAAATCTTTAGTAATTCCTTCTAAACTTTCTAAACTGTTTTCTAAGTCATCTACAAGTCCTAATTCTACTTTTTCAACTTTGCTTAAATTAAACTCTTTTAATTCTTTCTCGTATTCATCATAGGTTTTTTTACCTAAAGGTGTAGGATATTCTTTCATTTTATTATATTTTTTAGGATTAGCTTTATCACATTCTTCTTTAGTATCGTATTTACATTCTCCTGTATTTCCATACTTATATTTTCCATCTTTGCATTTCTTACATGGCATATTTATATATAGACAATTTTAATATTTGTTTGATTTTAAATTGTTGCTCTTCTTCTAATTGTTGCTAACTTATCTTGGCTATTTGTCATATCATCTGTTACTACAAACGCTTGTACAGGTTCAGGTGCTTGTACTCCACTTAAATCAAATGCACCACTTAACATTTGAGGTGCTGGTGTTTCTGCTGATGCACTAGGTACTGAACCACCTGATCCACTACCTACATCTTGTTCCATTATTTTTCTAACATTAGCTAAACCTGCCGCTACAACTGCTGCTGCTGTTATAATACCAACTACACCACCTTGATTTAATGCTTTATTTGCACCTGCATAAGTATCTATTATTGCACCTGCTACTGCTAATGCTTTGTTTTCACCTGCTAATGAACTTAATGCACCCGCTAATTGTCCAAACGCTTCTAATTGTGCTTGTGCATTGTCTAATGCTACTTGTTTTTGTTCTTTTAAAGTATCTGCTTGTTCTTTTGTTAATGCAATATCTTGTGATTTTTGTTCACTTCTAAAACCTTCTATTTGTGCTAATACTGCTGCTTCTTCTGTTTGTGCTTGTATTAATGCTAAATAATCTGCATCATTTTTAGTTAAATTAAATTGTGCTTGTGCTGCTTTTGTAACTGCTTCTGCATTAGCTAACATAGCTTTTTCTTGGTCATCTAAAATAGTTTTTAGTTGTAAACTTGCTGCCATTCTATCTTCCATTGACCTAGTTTCATCATCTCTAATTTGTCTTTGTATTTCAGCTTCTCTATCTTTTTGTTCTATAATTTGTTGGTTTAATGCTGCTGCTATTTCTGCACTTTTATTCAGTTCTACTAAATTTTCTGCTGCTTCTAGTGTTCCTTTTGCATACTCTTTAATTGCTTTAGTTCCTTTTGTTACTGTTTCTGTAATTTTATCAACACTATCATCTACACCTGTTATTACATCAACACTTTCTTTACCTGCTTCTTTTAAACTAGACAATGCACCTTCAAAATCTCTTGCAAAAAATTTCATAAAAGCATTTCCTAAGTGTCCAAATACATCTATTAAACTATTAAATCTTTCTATAACATTATCTACTATTGCTTTACCAAAGTTTTTAATTGATTGTACAGGATCTTTAAAAATAGATCTAAAATAACCTACAACTGTGCCTATATTTCCTTCTAAAAATTTAAATAAATCATTAAATGCAATATTTAAAAATTGCATAGCAGTTTCAAAAGTATCTACAACTTTTTGGTTTTGTCGAAATACATCAACGAGTTTTACAAATAGAGCTACAATTGCACCTATACCTGCTGCTTTTAATGCAGTACCTATACCTTTTACTGCTTTACCTACTCTACCAAAACCTTTATCGGCATCTTTTGTACTATCTGCTAACTCTTTAGTGCTTTTTTTAGCTTTATCAAGTCCATCAGCTACTTCACCTATATTTGATTTTATTATTGCTTCTACTATTTCTTGCTTTGTTGCCATATTATACTATATTTGTTTCACTTATTACTTCATGTAGTGTTACTGATGCACTCCATAAATTATGTACGTTGTTTCTATCTTGTACGTTTACACTAATAGATGGTACGCCACCTGTTGTACTATCTGCCATTATGCACGTACCATTTTGACCTACTTTAGATATGTTTCTACTAAAACCAACTTCAAAACGCATTACTCCTGTTTGATTAATTTTTACTGCACCTCTAATGTTTCTATATGAATAATTACCAGCAGTTCCTGATGTACCACCGAGTTCTAATCTTGTAATATAAATATCATAACCTATTATAGAATTATTTTCTACATTTATAAAACTTTCACCATCTCCTTGTATTGTCATGTTTGTAGCAGTATTATCTATTGTAACACAAGATAATTCTAATGTTGATGTTTTTCTTTTACTGTTAAATGTAACTGCATTTGTACTGTCTGATATTGCCCTTTTACCGCCACCTAATACAATTTCGCTTTGCCTTGATACTGTACCCCTAGAACCACCTAAAATGTTAGAATTATTAAAATCTCTTTCTACTGTATGTTCTGATCCTAATACACTTACATTACTGTTGTAACCTTTTATTAAATTTTGCGTACCTGTAACTATTGTATTTTGTACTTTTTCTCTAATTGTATTTCTTGTTCCTGTTTGTTTTACGCTTTGTGTATCAAAACTTTTTAATAAATCAGTGTTGAAATTAAATGCCATACATACACCAAGAGCTTCATCATATTTAAAACCATACGCTTCACAAGTTTGTTTATTAGCTAATAAATCTGAATTTGTACCATCAGTAAAAAATACTTGTCCTGAAGGTGCTATATTTTCAGGTCTTAATGTATATCCATTTAATATTTGATTTGCTTTTGCCATTAGTTAAGTAATATAAATTCAACAGTTGATAATGCGTTTGGTTTATAGTCTATTTTGTTTACTCTAAATTGTCTATTTTTTATAGTAACAATATCATAAAATTTAAAAGTGTTTATATCTGCTGGTGTTAAATTAACTTTAGCAGTTAAAATTCTAGTATTAGGATTGTACAAATGTTCATAATAAGGTGCATAATATGTACTAAACAAATTATCAGTAGGACTAAAACCTATAAGTAATTGACAAATACCAAAATTTATATCTGTATCATTACTATTAGATGTTACTGTATCTGTATGCGACATTAATAAATATGTAGTTCTTGCACTACCCTCTAATTCATAATCTTGCGATTTAACACCATTATCTATTAATATTCGTGGCATATTCTCAAAACCTTCAAAACCATCTTCTCTATTACCTGAATATATTACAGGTGCATAAAAATTAGGAAAATTACTTTGTATAGGTTTTATTACAGTTGCTGCAAAACTTTCAGCTACTATTTCTTCTTCACCTGTTAATAGTGTATAATCACCTTGTATAAATGTTTGACTACCATATAAAAAACCACTAGATGAATTTTTGTATTTATTAAATGCAAAATCATCATCATCTTCTGCATACTTAAATATAGTTTTTCTTACTAATTCTAATGGTTTTAAGTTTGTATCTTTTATATCTAATTTATAAGTCCAATCTAATTGACTTGGTGTAACAACAGTAGGATTGAAGCCAAATATATCTTCATAAGGTTCAATAAGTATATTATTAGGATTATCAGGATCAGCAATAGTAACTAAATTAAACATAGTCATTACACTTTTAAAAAAATCCCATTGCCCTAAATCTCCACGCAAAGTATTTAATAATATGCCTGATGTTAAATTTGTTGAAACAATAGAACTAAAATATTGTACATAAGTTCCTTGACCGAATGAAAATATTTCACCCTGTCTTATCTTATTAGATACATCTGACTTAAATTGTATTTCTATTAGTTCTGTATTATTTAAATTAACCTGTATTTGTCCTTGCCATAGAAATTGTGGTGGATTAGGTACTCCTGAAAATGCAGGTATTGATATCACACCTGAAAAAGCTACTTGTGAACCTGCTGCTAATATTTGTGCTTCTAATAATCTTGCACTTGATGTATCAGTATTTTCAAAATATATACTATAATTAAGTGTTACAAAATTACTATTTACATTAGATATGTATTGATTTGTAGCAGTATCATATAGAGCTGGTAAATTACCAACTAACGGTACACTATATAATTCTATATTACTATAACTTGTAGTTGCAAAATTTGTAACAGGTGATGCTGGATTTTCAGGAAAACTACCTGCACCACTTGCAGTTGCATTTGTAACATTTGTAGGTGCATTGCCATTACCCCAATTAAAATCCATAAATAGACTACCAAAAAATGAACTATCTATAAATGCGCTTGTGTAATCATAACCTGCTTCACTAATTATGTTTCTTATTATATATTGTAATTTTATGAATGGTCTATATACATTTGATATGTGATCTATAATAGGTTTACTACCTGTACAATCAATATTACCTGTCCAATCTACAAAAGGATATTTTAATACATCAGTTGTTGTATCACCTGATGAACCTGCAAAAGAACCTGAACCTAAAGCAAAATCTAATACTAAACCACCTGTAAAACTTGCTTCTACATTTGTATAATTATATTGATGGTCTAATTCTGTAAATACATTTGTTAAATCTCTAAATGTTTTAGTTTTTAACACATCTGCTAATGCTACTGTTTCAGAATATAGATTTACATTATAACTTATTTCATTGTCTTTTTCTACTATTTCTATTAATCGTAAAGAACCTTCAAATATTAGTACACCATTTTCTTTTAAGGCTGCTTTAGTTTGTACATAAGGGTTAAAATCATAAACATTAGATATGCTTTTTGTAATTTCAAATATATGTGTAAATATTCTGTTGTTTCTTTTAGTATTAGGTAAATCAAAATCTTTAGAATAGCTTTGTGTTTTTTCTGCAACATTAGTAAAATCATCAACACTTAATGTTAATGGTATATCTTGTTCTTGGTATAAATCACAAATAACTTGACCATCTGATAAATCAGTAGGTGTTAGTGGTACTGATATAGGACTTTCGGTTATTGATATGCTTTTAACTACAAAATTAGCATTTATACTATCTATATATGCTATTATTAATTGCATATTCGTTGCAGTTGCAGTAAAATCTTGAAATGATATACCACTTGCTGAAGGTGTTAATCCAAAAGGTGATGTGCCACCATAATTACCTACATAATTATTTGTACCTGAACCCGTACCACCAATTACAAAAAGTCCTGTTGGTGTATATCCTGTATGATCTATTGTTATTCTATAAAGTTGTCCTATTGTTAAATTAGTGAGCATTTGACCTATACCACAAATACTGTTTCTAGTAGGATCAGGTGTTGCTGATGAATAAAAAGTAATTTGACCATTACCTAATAAAGGCTGATTTGTTTGATTGTTATAACCTGCTGATGTTGTTGCAAAACCTACCCAATTACCTGAATTAAATAAAGCACTTGCAGCTATTGTAACTGCATAACTATATGATGTAGATGAAGCACTACCATTAACATCTTGATAAGCAGTCAAAGGACTACTAAATTGGTAATTACTTATATATTCAGTAAATACAGGTACCATGTTATAAGAATAACCATTTGTATTTTGTGGATATAATATTAATTGTGTACTCATTATCCTACTTGTAATCTATTAGTTTTGTTTCTTTCTATTTCTATTGTATATTGTATTAACTTATCGTTTGCTTTTGTTTTTCTTGTATAGCTAGAACTTGTAACTAATACAGGCTCTACATATTTATTTATTTTAGATGATGTACCTGAACCTAAATCGTTTTCATCAAAATCTTTTATTATATATACTTCAGGACTTGTGAATAATTGTTCTAACCAAATACTATCTAAATCACTTATAAAATCAGTGTTTAGTTGTAATTTTTCTTTTGCATTAACTCTAAAGTTTTTCATACCACCTTTATAAGAATAAGGTTTGTATGTAACTTCATTCCAAGTACCACCTAGTTGTGTATATGTAGTTTTATTAGTTGTAACACTTCTTGTGTTTTTCATAGTAAATGTAAAGTAATCCCATGCACCATGTTTATTTAGCCATGCTAATCTTGTAGTTTCATATCCAAAGCTACTATCACATATTATATTAACTGTGTATAGTTGTGTAACTGCATTATTGTTACTATCAAATGCTTGTAAAGTATAATAAGATATTTGTGTTAAATTACTTTGAAAAGCAGTATTCCAACCTCTAAGGTTTGCAGGATAAGCACCAAAAAATACTAATTTAGTATCTGCAAATTGTGTACCTAAACTTCCTGTACCACCTTCATCACCTACTGCATTGTTAATGTTTTGATCAATACCTAGTTGTGAACCTGTACTATCATACATTTTTAGTATCACTTTTTCTACTAAATTATTAGCTGCTGCTAAACCACTAGGTGATGTTTCAAAACTATAAGATGCTGGATTAAGTTGATTAAACATAGCAAATGTACCATAATCTACTGTTCTTGCATTTAGTGTTGTAGGACAATCAGTTAAGAATTTAGATGTATTAGAATTAGGTATATATTTAAAATTATCTAAATCATATCCAAAATTATTAGTTAATGCACCTGTTTGTAATTCATCAGTAGGAAATAAAACACCATTGTATATTAAGTATTGATTTTCCCAAACTAATTGTCCACTATCTATTATAGTGTTAGTTGTTGTATCTAAATATTCTACATAAAAATATACTGCTAAAAATTTAGTAGAATTTTCACCTAAACTAAATCTATCTTGTATATGTATAGGAAATTTATTATATGTACCTAACTGATTACCTTTAAATGATGAACTTGTAGCTAAACCTATATTTTGTTCTGTTGCTAAATTATCAGAACTTACATAGCTTTCTACTATTGGTCTAAAATCAAATATACCTGAACCAGCATTATTAGGTGTTGTTTTTAATGTAGCTGCTAATGGTGATATTGTACCTGCATCATCATATAATACTACTTCTGCTTTATATTTGACTCTTGTTTGTGCTGCTACTATAACAGGATCACTAACTGCAAATATTATTTTTTGTCCTGCTGATAATAATTTATATAATGGTTTTTGTACTATTGTTAATGCCATATTTATACTGTTGTTTTATACATATCTGAAAATGCAGTTGTTACATCTTCTTTAATTGCACTTAAAAGACCTACACCAAATCTATCTAAACCTAACCCTAATGGTCTTTGAAAAAAGCTAGTGCTTTTTATACCATCTCTTTTTATTTTACTTGCTATTAGATATGCTAAAGATTTATTACTAATAAACCTACCTGTTTTTTTATCTCTACCTTTAATTCTTCTTGCACTAATCCATTTTGCTAATATACTTGTAGGTGGCATTTTATTTGTGTATTTAAAAGGACTTTCTACCCTTCTACCATCATAGGTTTTAAATTCCTGTATTTTCTTATTACCACTTACACCTTTATCTACAAACGTTCCATAATTTAACATATAAAACTCTACATCATAACTACTACCTTTTTGTTTTAGTTTAAACTTAATAGAATTGTATAAATCTTTAGATACGTTTTTTCTAGCTTTAGTTAAATTTGTACGTGCTTGTTTTACTACATATTTACCAAAACTTTCTAAATATCTTTCTATATTATTAAAAGATTGTGCCATTAGACAAGTCCTGCAAATATTTCTACTTGTACATCTGTTGATGCTGATGGTCTTACTTGTACACTTGTAATATCTTCCAACGTACCATAAGCTGGTGATGTATCAGTTTCACCTATTGCAACGTTTTCTGCTTGAAATAATACATGAGATGCACCAGCTCTTACTGTTACTTGATAATTAGTATTTGTAGTTATAAATGCTAATTTTATATCTTGATCTGCACTTAGATTTGTTACTCTAAGATATTTACAGTTTTCTACATCTAATGCACCTGCTGATGAATGAGGTGTTGAACCAAATACTGCAATAGTTGTTGTATTAGAATGCGCACAAGTTAATATACGTTCAAATACATCTACTATACCTGTTGTAGTTATAGTGTTTGTAGTACCTCTTACTGCACCATTTAAGGTTACATTTTCAGTTAATGTTGTTGTTAAATCTGCCATAATTTATTTTTTTTCTTTATCTATTTGTTTTAATTTACTAATTGCCCAATTTATACCACTAGAACCACCCCATGCGTCCCACATTAAACCACCACACCCTTCACTATAAGGCACATCTTTATTTTGTTGATGCCTTTTAAATGATGCCATTCTTGCAATCGTATCTCTACTTATCGGTTTTCTATCTGCTAATTGTGCTGATCTTGTCCAACCTACTCTTGTACCACAATTACTACCATTTTCTTCTTTCCATTTTCTTGCACGTTTAGCATTGTTAGTTGCTGCTTGTGGATAGTCTGTATAGCTTTTTAACTCTATACTTATTGCTTCTAATTTTTCTAATAGTTCATTATAATCCATAAGTTATTTTTGGTGGTATTAGTTGTATTGTTAATTTTCCTATTTTAAATTTTATCATTTTCCTATAAATGTATCTGTCATTGGTATATCACAAGTTTGAAAGCTATTTTGTACTGTTATACCTAAATTAAATACCCAACCTGTTACTGATTGGTCAAATCTTTCTTTAAATGGTTCACAAGTAAAATCACCTTCTGCAAAATATACAGGTGCATTAATATCTAATGCTAATTGTGCTTGCCATTTAGAATTACTTAATATACCTATAATATCTATACATATTTGTAATACATCACTATATACTTCTTGTTCATTACTTCCATCAGGTTCTACTAAATCCATTATAAACACTTGAAAGTTATATACAAGTTCTGTTCTTCTTGTTGTTACACTTACAGGGTTTAAGTGCATTAATGGATATAGTGTGTTTTTTTCTAAATCTATATCAAATATATCACCTACTGTTGTTGTACTTATTTGTAAGTGATTCGTACCTAAATTTTTTAGTGTATCTATTACGTTGTTATACGTTTTATTATTGACCATTTATTTTTACTTTTGTTGTACTTTCTAAATCTGTTTCATAACTTAACCAAGTAAATGCTTCTAATAAATTTAGTTTAGTTATTGTTTCTAATTTACTTATATCTCCATTACACAATCTATACATTATGCCAAAGTAACCCCATTTTTCTGCAAAACTTTGTCCTTTATCTCCTTCTCCATTTGTGTCATAGCTTGCGTTAAATATAATGGCAAAATCTTTAGTAATTCGTTTCCTAAATGATAAAAAAAAACCATAGCGCCTTGTACATCTTCTGCTTTCATCTTCTTAAACAATTCTGCCCTGACATCAATATTACCACTATATGCTTTAATACTATATTTATCATTTCTTTGTTCTACTATTGGTCTATATAAAACTGCCATAATTTGTGGCATAAATTTTTCTACACCTAATTTTATGTAATGTTCTATATCTGCCCATTCACCTAATGTTATATCTTCTAGATTAGGGTGAAAACCAAATTCTTGATCTTCTACCTTAATTATCCTTCTGAACTTGCTTTTAGATAGTTTTTGTAATTCACTTAGTTTTGTAAGTATTAATGCAACATCTTGTATTCCTAACTCATTTATTAAATTCTTAGGTATATCTGATAATGCACTTATTGTTTCTAATGCTTCTTTACTTCTACTACCTTTGTGTAAATTTACTAACTTAACCCATTTTTCTACTGTAACATCTGACCAACTCTTTATTAAGTTAAAGGTTTTTACCTTACCTTTTTTCCTAACATTTATTTTCATAATTATATATAGAAAAAATTAATATTTAGTTTACTGTACAAAATATCTACCATAATTGCTATCTATCTCATAGTACATACGCATAGCTAGAGCATCTGCATAATCAGGTGAACGACCTATAATAGCTTTAACAGTGTCTTTTGGTATTATTTGTAGTTTATTATCTTTATCAGCATCTTTAGTTCTTACTTGTTCTAGTTCTTCTATTATATCATTTTTAGTATTTATGTTACTACAACTAATTCCTATTTGACCTTCATTTATTTTTTTAGCTAGTGTATAGTAACATTGTGTTTTAAGGTTTTGATAGTTTTCGTTTTTTAATGCTTTTGCATTAGCTTGAAATGATTGTGAACGTAAGTAATCTTGTACACCACCACCTACACCATCACTATCAACAATTATATTTCTTAATGGTACTTGATTTTCTTGTTGTAACTTCTTAATTTCCTCTACAACCTCGTTTATAGCTGATTTGAGCATAGTTCTAATATATTTAAGGTGTAACCCCTGCCAAAGCATTATAACTGTTTTATCGCTACCAAAACGCGCTACATCACAACTTATGTATTTATCACCATCTACACCTTTATTATCAAATAAGCTAATTATAGAATTGTAATCTATTAGGCTATCTTGTGTTGCATCATATTCCCAATTACCAAATAATAATCTTTGTTTTGTTAGTTCATCTAATTCAAATAATTGTGTTTCATAATGTTTAGATATATATTGATTATCTGTAACTAATGATTGTATAAACTGTTTATGTGCTTTTAGCTTGTTTTCTTGAGCTGGTCTGTAATACGATGTATAAACCCAATTCTTTGCTGGATTGCAAGTCATTAGTAATTTAGGTATTAAATCATTTTCATCTAACTTATATCTTAATCTTGATGCTACTACATTCTTTGCTTTTTCTGTTATTTGATTTGCTTCATCTATAAATGCACCTGTTATTTCCAATGATCCCAAACTATCAAAATTTCTATCTGATGGATATAAAAATAAATCTTTTAGTATTATTTCACTATTATTATAAAATGTTATTACATTACTAGAACCATTAAAATTATAGTGTTCATTTGCTTTTACACCCCAAGCTGAACAGACTTCAAAAAATGTATTAAGTGTTGTTTTCTTTAGTGCGTCTAATTTTGACCTACCCATTAAATATCTAGTCTTAGGATATTGTAAACACATCAATATTAAATAACTTACACCTACCCATGATTTACCACCACCAGCAGCTCCACCAAATAATACTTCTTTTGTTTTATTGTCAAATAAATATTTTAGACACTTCTTTTGTGTTATAGTAAATTGTGGATTAATCTCCAAGATTAATATTTATTTTTATTGGTTCATTACCACTTGTAATATCAATATCTTGTTTTTCTGCATAACCTCTTTTGCGACCTCTAGTTCTTAAAAAAAATGTTGTTGCTTGTGTACTACCTTTTTCTATTTGTTTCTTTAAATGTGTTTCTGCAAAGTCAATAAATTTATTTTCAATACTATCTACTGCTTTACGATATTCTTCATCTTCTTTATACCACTTGTAATGTTGTGTTCTACTTAGTTGTGCTTTATCACAAGCTTCAGTAACTATACCTAATGATACTTCTAGTGCTTCTATTAGTTTCTTTTTATTAACTTGTGTACGTTTTTGTTCGTTATCCATAATATATTATAGAAATTAATTATATTCATTTGGCAACATTAATCTAATACCAAGTTCTGATAAAGCCCATATACGTATATTTTCTGTATATATCTCAAATGCTTTAGTATTCATTCTTGCAGTACTATTAACTGTTTGTAATCCTATTGTTTTATTGTTTACTTCTATACTTGACCATTCACTTGCAAATTTAACTTTTAGTGTATCGTGCATTTCGTCATTAAAATAACCAAGTTCTTCAGCTAATACTTGTACTATACATTTCCAATAATAATTGTTCTGCATCATTGATCTATTGTTTTTTTGTTTCTTAACCTCAACTGTATAATCACTACCTAATTCTTTAAGATAGTTTATCAGACTTTGCTTATCTTTATTATCTTTTATAACAAACTTCAAAATATTCTTTTTTGTGATTTATGTTGTTCTATTCGTTTTATAGCTTCATTATAATACTCTTTATCTAATTCGCAAGCAGTCAAGTCAAATCCTAAATTGTGACAAGCAATAGCAATACTACCGCTTCCAAGATGTGTGTCAAGTATTTTATTTCCTTCTTTTGCATAATTCATTAATAACCATTCATACAAAGCAATAGGTTTTTGGCAAGGGTGCCATCTTAAATTATTTTCCCAATCTATATGTTTACCAATTACATTAGCAGTATAAGTAAAATGAAAAATTTTCATATTAACTCCAAAACTATGTGATGCTATATCACAACTACTCATGTTTTTTGGTATATTTCTGTGACCTCCTCCTGTTTTATCATGTATTATCCTACCAACATCTTTTACGTATTTACTATAATAATTTACTCCAAAAATTATTCTATTTTTTGTAACTCTATTTAATTCATTGAAATATTCTTTTGATGGTATTTCATTGTTCCAATTTATTTTTTTATGTATTGATTTATTACTGTGTTGATGCTGTCTGAAATCTCCAATACCATAAGGTGGATCAACTATTGCTAAGTCAAAAAAATTGTCTTCATACCTAGACATTAATTGCATATTACATTCGTTAGTAATGTTCATTATTTAAAATCTTCGTTTACACCTCTTTCTCCTATTAGTTTTTCTTTTGCACTATCCCATAACATATCACGTTTTTTGCTTAATGTAGGTTCTGTTCTTATTAAATCAGGCATACCTTCTACTATATCACTTTCCATATACTTACCACAATCACATAGTGCTTCTTTAACAACCCATTTACCTTTCCTTAGTACAATAGTAGATTTACTAATTTCTTTTTCTACTTCACAACATTTACATTTATATAAAGTCATAATATCTTTAATTGTTTTTCGTGCTTATTAATTCTTTCTTTAGCAATATTATAATAGTTTTTATTTTTTTCAATTCCAATAAATTTTCTATCTAAGTTTTTTGCTGCAACTCCTGTTGTACCACTGCCCATTGTAAAATCTAAAACTGTTTCTCCTTCATTGGTATATGTTTTTATTAAGTATTCTATTAATGCAACAGGTTTTTGTGTGGGGTGCTTACCACCTTCTCCACCTTTAAATGGTGTTGCAAAATATTGTATTGTTTTAGGATAACCCTTAGTTGTAGGTATTTGTCTTGTTACTTTTTTAAAATCTTTATAAACATCTACTTTATTATTATCTCCACTTTTTGTTCTCTTATCTGTATATGTTTTGTTTATCATTTGTGGATTGTATGTGCATTGACTTTTGTAAAATACACATATATTTTCGTGCTGACGCATTGGTTGTTTCTTAGAATTTAAATGCCCTGTTGCGTGTGATTTTTGCCATATCCACTCATATTTAAAATATTTTAAATTACTCATTGCTAAAACACTTGTAAATGGTTGTGTTGCAAACAAAACTATTGCACCATTTGATTTTATTATTCTATTAATTTGTTCCCACATTAATTCTAAGTCTATAACACTATCCCATTTACAAGCAGTTGTTCCATATGGTGGATCTGTAATTATTGCATCAATACTTCTATCAGGTATTAATTTCATTACTTCTAAGCAATTACCATTATAAAGTTTCATTTCTTGTTGTTTATTACATCTAATTCAAACTCTAAATGGTTTATAGCTTTTTCTATACACTCTATTGGTTTTTTATGTTTGTTGTTTGCTCTTAACAAATATGTTACTGCATTACCTACATTATAACTTAAATTATAATCCTCTATAATCTTTCTGGCTTCATAACCATAAACTTTACCTATATAATAATTAGGTATTTTTAATTTTTTCTTGTTCTTCATATTTCTTTAAATTTTCTTTTAGTTTGTGCATTTCGTGTAAGTCAGCTTTATATTCTAAATAACTTATAATAATAAAAGCAAACACAAAAAAACCTACTATTATTCCAAAAAATATACTCATTTGTTTTTGTTTTTAAATTTCATTAATAAATAACCTAATATTGGTGTACCAAAAAGTAAAGTCAATAAACTTGGGTGTGGTTCTCCACATAATCCTGTTGCGTGTCTTAAAAATTCTATCATATTTTAAATTTTAAAAAAGTATGGTAAATAGTAGAAATAACCTATAACAATAAAAATGATGAACCTAAATAACTACTTACCATACTTTATATATATATCTTTTATTCCATTTAAACAACTACTTAAACAACTACTACAATTAGTACCTGTACTATAATTAGTTTGATATATTGTATTATATAATTCTATCATTCTTTTTTTTACTTCTAGGTTTTTTGCTTTACCATTTTTTATATCAGGATATAGTTTTTTTACTTCTTCTATAATTTCTTCTGGTAATCCTTCTGGTGTTTCTATTGTAGTTGTTTTATTCCAATATTTTTCAGGACAAGACATTGGTGCTAATCTTGCTTTTACTTTCATAAAACATAAACATCTTTTACATTGTCCTGTTAATTTAAAATAATATATACAACTTTTGCATATATCTAATCTATCTTTATATACTTCATCTGATGTAAAAAACCTATTCACCTACTAATTCTTTTTTTAATATAGTTCTTACTTTATCTATTGTAGTAAACAAACTGTTTCTGCTAATTTTAGTTTCTTTAGCTAAACTATCTAATGTATGCCCTTCATAGTATAGTTGAAATACTTTTCTATCGTACCAATGTAATTTACTTAGTTCTGCTTCTATTCTTTGTATCTTTTGTTCTTTAATATCTTCTTCTACTTCTTGTGCTATATTATATATACTTTTGTAAAAATTATTTTGAGTTGTAGTTGTTTTGTAACTTAAATTAATTAGATTAGTATAATATTTTTTATATTTATAATAGTACGCTGATCTTTTACTTGTCAATGCTCTTTTTAAAGCAACTGTACCATATTTTAATAATCCTTCTTCACCATCTTTTGCATATATATCTTTAAGTATTTGTACGTTCATTTGCATAAAATATAACATTAATTCTTGTACACTATCATCTATTTCGTTTTTATCTTTTGTATATAAAGCAGCAATACCTTTATATTTAGGTAATAGTTTTGCTACTATATTATATATATCATTCATTGTAAGGTTCTAATTTTTCTATTTTCTCTACTACATCATGCAGCATTTCATTTATTAAAACTTTATATGAATTTACTAATGTTTTATTTCTTTTCGTTTCTATTGCAGCTAGAAAACCATTTGTCATTACTGACAAATTAATTGGCAATATCATTAACCAATCCCAATAATTATTTTCTTTTGTGCTTTTACCATAGTTATTATGATATTCTACAATTAAATCATACACTTGGTTATAATTTTTCCATCTTACATCATTTGATACATCTTTAACAAATTCTTTCATCATTGTAATATAATTGCTAACTATAACTTCATGTTCTTTGTTAGCATATATTATTTTTTTCATATCTCAAATATAAAAAATTATTTAGTCAATTCCTTTTTCATTTTTTAAGTTATTAACAAGTGTCTTATAATATCGTATATCTTCTTCATATTCAACCCTCATTTTCTTTATAGAAGTTTGTGCTAAAAATTCTAATTCTTTGCTTGTACCATCACCATATTTAGCATTTATATTTAAACCAAATTTCCATTGTTCACCCTGCTCAAACATATTACACTTTACACATTGTACTTGACAATTCCATTCATTCCATCTTGTTGCATGATGCCTTCTACTTTGAAAGTGTCCACATTGTAGTTTTTTATAATAATCAATTTTACCACAAGTAAAACATTGTGCAACACCTTGTGATGTAGCTTCTCTTAATCTAATATACAAGCTAAACCATTTATCTAACTCTTTTTTTAGTTTACTTATAGGTTTTTTAGTACTCATCGTATTTACCTATTACATAAGGTTTATTATTTTTTTTTGGTATTTCACAACTCATTTTTATATTATATCCTAATTTAGATTTCATTTTATTTTGTTGTGTTGTTTGTCTTTCTTTATACAATTCACCTCTTAAATGTTCGTATTCTTCTTGTACCTTTCTTCTCATTCTAGTTAATCCTTCTGCATTATGTAATTTGTTTTGAGATAACATAACTAAAAATTCATGTGCAGTAATTTGTTTTGTGTCTATACCTCTTGTTTTCAATTCGTTTGTCCAAAACCTACATTTTAGTTTTGCATCACTATCTCTTAGTTGTGGACTTTGTTCTAATAATGTTTTTATAATTTCTTTTGTTTTCATTTTAATAATTTTTTAGGTTCTTGATAATATAATACTTCTGCTGCTGGTTTGTTTAATGTATGTACTTCATAATATGCTTGATCCAATCTTTTTTTATGTTTTCTAACCCACCTAAAATAAGTCGGTATATTCATAATTATATATCTATCTTCTTGTTCATCACGTACACCTTCATAAAAAGCATCTTGTATATTATGTAAATATAAATTTTTAAAATTATTTCTATTTTGTAAATCTTGTGCAAACCATTTTGCTTGTCCTGCTATATCTTTACCATCTAACTTACCACGTATTTCAATGTTTGCTCTTGTAATAAAATCATATACTTTATTAGTAATTTCTTTAATACTATATTCTTTTAATGTTTTCATAAATATTTTTTACCTTTCCAATATTCTTCTAAATGAATATCAATTTTAGATTTATTGTTTTTAGTATCTCTTTTTTCCCAAGTTCGTACACAAGCCTTCCAATCTTTCATTTTGTTTTTTCCTACTTTCCAATCTTTAGTTTCGTAAAAATCATAAAATGTTTCAGCACATATATTATTATTACGTTCTTGACAATAAACAATAATATCATCAATAGAAGGTTTTACAAAACGCCTTTTATTACTATACGTAGTATTATTATTATTACTTGTATTATTATTCTTTAACTTTTTTGTTAATACCTGCTTAACATTAATGCTATTACCCCCATCACAAATATCTATATACCTATTTTCAATTTCTTTTGTACCCTCTTTATATACTATTGTAACATTAATTAAACCCTTATCTCTTAATTCTTTAATCCAACGTGATATTGTTACTTTGTTTTTATTATATAACTTTGAAAAATATCTATTTGAAGCATAACATTCACCATTCATTTGTTGTAATGCAGTTATTTCTGCATATAATAATTTAGCATTTGGTGTTATATTTGCATAACGTACATTAGCTGGTATTACTGCCCAAAAGGTAGGTTTATCCTTCATAAGTTTTATAATCTATTTTATGATCGTATTTTTCAAATGCTTTTTTTATAGTATTTATATCTCTATCAAAATTAAATACACCTACATAAAAATCGTGTTTATATTTACCACAAGTAACTGTAATTGTAACATCAGGTGCTTCACAATAAATTGTTTTAATTTTACTTACAATATTAGTAAATTTATTTTTATGTTGTATTTTACTCTTTCTATTACCTTTCAATAGCTTTGCAAATGCTTCATCATATTTATCTTGGTATATTTTCCAACCATCATAATTGTTTTTATGATTTGTTAGATAGTGGTTCATACTTGTTCTATCTCTTTTAACTCGTTTAGCTACTTTTACTTTATGTATGCCAAAATATTTCATAGATAATACACAAGCTATTTGTCTAGCTAAATTTAGCTCTTGTTTTCTACTTCTTGTTTTTAATAATTTATAATCTACATTACAAACTTTACTTGTAATGTTTAATACTCTATCTATTTTTTGTAATTCGTTCATAATTAAATGTTTTAAAAAAAAAGGTGTAGTATCAAGTTGTAAAATTAATTTTATGTTATTACTAATTTCTGTTGTTGTTTATCAATATCTACACCTCTTATAATTTAAAATGGTAAATC